CCAAGTAGGTTGCAAAATCTCAGGAAGAGAACCTTTCGTTTCGCCCTTAGATTCACCCCTGTACCTTTGCCACCTGACATTTGCCGCATACCGACCCGCCTCCGACCTGTTACCGCCGAAAGATGCTTTCCGCATCTCAATTTTGATTTCCGACTCACGAGAAAAAACAGCCTTTGGCAACATTATTACTCCAACCCTGTTAATACAACAAGATTCATGTTGCAACGACAATTCGGGTGAGCAGGCGGAGTTGCCTCACCGTTAGAGAACACCGACAACACAGGAACCCGTTGACCACCCAATTCCAAACAAACAGGACAAACCGAGATACCAACCCACCCGTCAGGACCTGTCACCCATTCCTTCAACGCTTGGTTCAAATCCAACAAACCGTTATCCGAAGCCTGCAACCAAGAAATAAGTTGACCTGTGTTCTGAGAAGCAATGATTTCTGTTCGGGCAATCGTTAAAGACCGAGCCTCAATCAACTGTTGGCGGTAAGTCAAAGCCCGTTCTTCAGCCATTTCTTGAATCGCATCAATGCTCAAGTCAGGGAACATTTCTTGCAGTCGGTCAAACTCACGGTCATACAAATTGTCAACAGCATTCTGCCAACGGTCATGTAAACCAATAACCCGACTGATTCGTTGAGCCGCACCGACGACAGTAAACTGCCCGCCCAAAGCCTCACCGATAATCCCACGAACAGCCGTCAGAGCCTCAGTTTCAATCTGTTTAATCAAAGACCCTGCACGAGTTTGCGCCCATTGAATAGCCCGAGGGTCAGTCGCATTGAAAGACATCTGCAAACGAATACTTGAAGGCAACTCTTGTACCGCTCGTTCAGCGTCCACAATAACCTGTTGACGAACATCGTCTGTAACATCCACCAAAGAACGATTCAAGTTTTGGACAACCTCACGAGCGAACACTTCTTGGAAAGCCCGCAAATCAACTGTCCCAATTTGTTGAGAAGCAATCATCGCATTACGAGCAGTCGTAGCGGCTCGTGACAATCCTGCGAAAACATTCTCGTAAGCCGAAGCAAGCGCCTGAATCTCTTGTAAGAGAACAGGGTCAGTCAAGTCCTCAATCCCTTTTTGGACGATTTCTAGCGTCTCCTCGTGCGTGTGAGAGCCGTCCGATGTATGTTTGTGGTGAACGAAAGGCATAGAAACCTTCGTTACTGTGGTGGTGTTTCGTCGGGTGGAAACGGTGCGTATTTGTCCATCAAATTAGTTCCTGCGTCCACAGGTGCGGGTGCGGGTGCGCCCGTAGGCATCCCTGGGGCAGGAGCGCCGTTCGGCAACGGTGGTGCGCCTTGCATTGTTTCCATACCCGCCTGACCCATAACATTGCCTTCTGTTTCCGAACGCTTCGGTAAGTTGGCGAGATTGCGGAGGTAGTTGTCCAATTCGGCATCGGGAACCATCGCCCCTGCGGCTGACATTTTGCTGATGAAGTCTCCGAGAACACCCAAGTCCACATGAGTTATTTCTCCCGCTTTCACCTTCGGCAATCTATCCGTTTTTATTCCGTTCAACTTAAACAACCGAGGAACAGCGTGGTCGTTGAAAGTGTCGGCAATCATTTGGGCAATCTGTTGAATCGCTGAGGTAAACAAATCAATTTTTGATGCACCCAAAGAAAACGAACCCACTTTTTCGTGACCCAAAAGAATGAAATCCGCCAAAGCAACCATAGAAATTCGTTGGTCGTATCGGGCAACAATTTGGTCGGTGTTGAACTGTCTCGTACCACCCGACGACAACAGGGTTAACTTGTAAAGTTCACGCCCTTGCTCGTCGTAAGCGAGAGGGAAAAGGACGCCCTCGTTTTCGTTTCGTTTAATTTGACGAATCAAATCTTGCATCGCATTACGAGCAGAAATCTCGGCTGATGTTGCTGCTGAGGACAACATGGAAGGCGGAACATAAGCAACAGGCAAACCCGCCAAATCCCGTTCAATGCCAATCGCCTCAATCTCCTCAATCGTCTTCTTGAACTTCCAAGGACGGTAAGCGTTACGAAGAATTGACCGACCCTCAGGGTTGTTTCGGGCGTTACTTGCCCTGAACAACAAACCTTTCTCAATCGGGATTTCTACAACGCCTTTGTACGAAGAAGGGTCAGATTGTCTGAAACCTTTAACCGACCCGTTTTCGTCCAAATGCCAATCCCACAAAGTTTCTTGCGCTCGGAGAGCAATTTTTCGCCAACCAATTTTGCCATCCGTAAATTTTGACCGTTTACTGCCATCGTCGGTGTCGTGTCGTACCCTTTTCTTGTAAACGATTTCACAATACGCATAACCGTAAGGCAAAAAGGAAAGAATTTGTGAAAGCATTGCCGACCACGACTCGTTCATGTCGTGCATACATTCTCTCAAAAATTGTGCGTTCTGTTCGTCTTTCTTTTTGACAATTTCATTCTTGTCGCTGTACGGTTCCACATCCCAATCAATGTTTAAAATCAGGCGTTCAATCGCAAAAAGCATCGCCCCGATAACAGGGTCGTTATCTGACATTTCACGGTAAATTTTGGCGCCACGAATACCACGAAGGTCGGGAATGAACTCGTCAATTATCCAACCGCCAGTTTGTTGGAGTCCTGAAGTACCTAGTTCTTGGAAGTCGTATTTGTCTGCCATTTGTGTGCCATTCTAAAATAAACGACGGTGTATTTATTCTCTATCAGGGATTAGTCATCTGACTCGCTCATCTTCATGTCTTCAATCAAATACGCTATGAGCCTAAGGGCTTGCTCTTCAGTAAAACCCGTGTGGGTCAAAGTCATAAAAAGTTCGTTCAAAGCGACGGAAGCGCTTTCTAGGGGTGACCATTGTTGAGCCATCGGCACAAGTTACACCATTGTCATTATCCGTCAATGGTTAACGGAAGAAAAGTTTAAACTTTTTCTAGTTCTTCCTTGATTTGGTCTAAAGGTGTCGGTTCAAATGACAAGTCTCGCTCAACAGCAGGCACATTGCCGAAAACTTTGACCTCTTCAAGTTCTTTGAGCGAGAAGTAACCCAACTCGGTTGCGAAACCAACCACAAGCCCGAAGAAAATGTCTTCGCCGTCAAATTCTGTGGCGTACCATTTCCAACCTGTGTAGGGTGAGAAAAATTTGACTACCGCCAACGGTTTTACATTGGCTTTTTCGGTGAAATATAGGGGTGGCAGTAGTTTGCGTAATTCTTTCGTTAGCAGTTTGTGTCCTCGGAGGTTTGACATTTTTTCCCTTTCTCTGATAATTGAACTATACCCCCGTTTATCGGGGCTTGCAAGTTTTACCACAATTCCTTCTCATCCTTCACGAAAGCATCTCGCCAAAAATCATCAGACGAACGAACCAAATCCGTCCGACACAAAGGCTGAATCGTCATGTTCCTAGCCACATCTTTTGGCTGTTTCTCAATCCAATCTTTCGCATCAAAAGTCGTAGCGAAAGGACCAAACATCTTGCAGGAGGTCGGCATCCAAAGCGTCACGAAACAATGCCCGCCTGCGGGTAAGTTAACCCAACGGTCAGGCTCCACATATTTTTCTACGCCCTCCAAATAGCCTTCAATGAACTCGTCTTCCAAACCTTTTATGAAATCAGCGTCATCTGCGATATACAGGTCACCCAAAATTTCGTAATGTTGGTCTTGTAATCCGAAGTTCAACAAGTCAACATCGGGTTTTTTGCCGTCTTCCATACCTCGTTTGAATCCCCGCTCAAAAGCGGTATTCAAATTGATTTTTTTGTCAGCCATGTTCTGCTCCTAGCAGGTGTGTGTTTCTGTGTCAGGCTTGCCGTCCCAAAGATACGCCCAAGCGTAGTTGCTGATTTTGACGCTGTCGCCTGTCTTGTATCGTTTCATCAACTGCGTTTCGGTTGCAAACTCGTCGCTTGGAATCACCTTGTAGTGCGCCCAACCTGTTTGCTCAAGATACTGTTTCTTCAGTTTTTGAAGCCACACCGAACCCGTCGTTTTTTTGACTATTTTGTAGTAGTCAATGTTTGTTTGGTCGTAACCCCAACTAGCAACAACGATGTCACCTACTTCAATTTTTTTCTCTGCGGTTAATGTTGTCATTTCTGTTCTCCTTTTTCTGTGTTGATTGGATTGAAAGTGGCAACAGGTCGGAGGTTTCCACCTGTGTTGGCGAAATGAGCAGGAATGATTCCTATGAAAAGAATCGCTAAAACTGTTAGAACCACTTTTTTCATCTTCCCTCCCACAACCAAACTATACCACCTTTTAGCACCTAGCAGGCTTCTGAATGCAATTCTTGCAAACTGTTTTGTTTCCCCTCTCAACCTTTTCTTTAAACACATCCAAGAACTCGTAATCAACCGTGTAACCATTTCCCATCATCTCTATTGCGGTGGCACCAACTTGAATACCGCACCAAGTTTCAGCAAAGTCGCCTGTCAAGTGCCACTTACCATTTTTGTTTAATTTCACAATTACCTTTGGCTTTAGTCTTGGCGTCGGCATGAAAAATTCCGTTTCCATTTGGTTCCCTTTCTCTCCCACAACCAAACTATACCTCGGTTTAGGGGCTTTGTCAACCTTTGGGTTTGGCGAAAGTATTGACCATTATTGGCTTTTTACCCTCCCTCGGGGTCGTGCTTTCAGCCTTGCGTTTACGGCGAACTGCCGAGGCGATTTCTTTTTCAGACATTGAAGAGGCTCGGGAAGCAGGAACACATTTCGGGTATTTGCCCGAGTCGGCATCTCCCCGCCCGCAAGGTTCAAATCCTCCGCCTTTTTTGGGGCGTGAAATGTCAACCCATTTTTCTTTGAACCACTTGTCAAGACCGCCCTTGCGAACCGCAATTTTTATTTCTTTTTCTCTTGGTAAGCCCATTGTTATTCGCCTCGGTATTTTCTCGCTCGTTTTTCGGCATCATCTAAAATCTCGTCAACAGATTGACCTGTTTTTTCTGACAACAAACCTGCTATCAAAGCAATATTTTCGTCGGTGTGCAAACCGCTTGTACCATCTTTCCATTCTTCTTCTTTCCACCCCGAGGCGTAAGACGGTTTAGGAAGCCTCTTGAACTCCATCGCATCCCTAAGAAACTCTTTCGCTCCTGTGATTGAAGAAATTGTTGTTGTTTCCGCATACTGTTCGCCTGTCCTTGAGTCTGTTCTCATTCTGTTTGATTTCAGACGAACATCGGAACCGTCGGCGGTAATTTTTTTCGCCAACTTCTTTGCATCACGAACCCTTTTCTCTTCGGCTCGTTTTTCTCGTTCTTGTTTTTTCGCTTTGCTTTCGCCCGAGGTGTAATCCGATGGGGCTTCAGGGAAACAGTGTGTGCAAAGGATTCCGCCTTGGTCGTCAACCGCTTCTTTGTCGGTAAGACCGCTCAGGTGAGGTAACCACGCCCATTCGGTTGTCGGATAAGTAGTTGAGCAACTCATGCTTCTGTGAACATGACCGTTGGTGTTGGTGACGAGGAAGAATCGTTGCCATCCTTTTTCTCTGTAGATGGCGTCAAGCGCTCTTTGTTCGGTTCGTAGAGGAGGAATTTCTTGTTGGATGCGGTAAAACCTCTCAATGCTCTTGTTGAGATATTCGGCGTAGTAGCCTTCTTTTTCTTTTGCTTCGTTGATGATTTGTTGTTGTTCTTCGGGTGTCATGGCAAGGAATTGTCGTTTATAGAGCGATTCTTGGGCTGAACGCCATTCGGCTTTTGCCTTGTAATTCAATTCTGATGGCGGTTCAGGATATCCTTTTGCTTTTTGCATGATTTGAATTGCGAACGAATCTCTTTCAAATTTGAGGCGTCCGAGGGCGGTGTAAATTTCTGATAAACGAGTATCGGTTTTTGAAGCAAGAATATGAAGTTCGCTTTTTGGCTTCCCGTCCATATCCCCACTATACCCCACTAGAGACGGGTCTTCAACTGTTTGCCCTTGCCAACGAATATTAGCGGCGTACCTCCCTGCCTCACTCCTGTTACCACCAAAAGAAGCCTTACTAATCTCCCGCCCGCCCGCACGGGAAAAAGAAAAAATTTTTTTAGCGGCGGCATTAGCGACGGCTCGCCGTCGCATCTCCACCATCACAGAAACATCAACAGGCAAAAACATCCCGAAAAAATATCACACCCGCCAAGGATTCGCCTGACCCAACCCCACAGGAGCAACAACAGGAGCAACCCAAGGAGAAGGCTCATACAAACACAACAACACCGCCTCAGCCCTATCAGGAGAACCAACACCACGAACCCGCAACTCACCCTTAGACACAACCTTCACACGACCCGAAGAATCCGAAACAAACTCCGCCACACCCAACTGACCCAAACACCTACGGTCAACATCCAACCTCACCACCTGAAAACCATCCACATCAGGCTCCAACAAAACCCGACCATTCCACCACATCTCAGCCCTCTGATTCCTAAACCGACCAACATCAACAGCCCGCTCAGCAACATTCACACCAACAATCCGAGCAGAATGCAAACCCTCACGACCCCACGACTCCAACAAACTAACCACCCCCCAACCCACACCAATCGCATCAATTTTCACAGACACGGTATCGGTGAAGCCCCCCTCGGAAAGTCGGGTGAAAGCCCCCCCACCCCCTCGGAAACCCTTATCCCGTAAGGGTTTTGTGGGGTCGGAAACCCTTATGTTATA